CGTAGCAGGAACGAGGTTAACGTCCATCGAGACGTGTGGTTTATACTAGCAGTTTTTTACTCCCGTAGTATTGGTTACAAACCAGTGTGAAAGGAGCGGAAAATCCACCATGGCTTGCCATTGGCGAACCATGCGAGTTTCCCGGCTAGGTGTATGTATATCGGCGTTGGGAAGATTCGGATCCTTTTGGGTCCTAATCCCGAACCAACGCACGAGCCCGTACAAGCCATCGAGAGCACTAAGGCGTATAATCGGCTTAGATTTCACGATCCTCACTTCCCATCGTTGGTAATCTTGATTCCAACGTTGCTTAGTCGGTAGCGCATGACGCGCCATCGCGGCTATAGCATTCCGTGTAGCGACCCAGTTCTTCTGGTCCAGTTTCTGGAACCATTGTTCTAAGGTTGCTGAATCTACTTTAGACGGGTGTACCTTGATATAAAGCGGAGTGATATCTAAAGGATACCACTTCTCTTCATTAAGTGTGCGAATTGAGTTGAATAATTCAACTCCGCACGACTCTCGGTAGCATCCGCTGCAACAAGATTTTCCTTCGTTAACGACAAGACCGCTCCTCTTAAGGAGGCTCTTGAAGTATAACGCCTTGTCTGCGGGGACGATAGCATCGTCCCCCCATATATGACAAGGGTCTTTCTCGCAGGCGTATAGGGCTAAGCCCAATACTATTGCGTTCAGGACCGGAAAGCAGACTCCACTCCCCATAGGTGCGAAGGTCCGTAAAGGAACCAACTCACCGTCCGGGAAACGAGCAAAAGTAGATCGAACTCCAAAGAGGAATTCTTTCCACTGAGGGAGAAGTAGGCTGACTAGTCTACGAGAAACATGGTCACTTGCGTCACTTAAATCAATAGTGGCGTAGTTGACGTAGTATGGTATACCAGAACGTGTATAGCGCTTAAGTCTACTAAACATAAGCGCATTATGCTCCGCCTGATCGATAAGATTGGTATTACGTCGGAAATGCTTACGCATTTCTTCTGTCAATACTGCTCCTACGCTCATTTGTGAGTACATGTTCCCAGCAGGTTCACTTGATACGAATCTGTTGGTTTTGATAGATTTTGGAACTTCGCCAACTCTTGTTACACCATAGCGGTGAACAAGGGGAGGTCGTTCAAAATTCATACCGAATTTGGTATCCAAGAGTCGCAAGCTATATACAGTAAACGGAACAGAGTAAGGAAGAGAAATCTCCCAGCTCCACCGTTCATGTATACTTGCGCGCTCACTCGTAGTTCCAGGCCCGAATTTCCCGGGTGGCAATTCCGACCACGAAGAAGGAGGGCGTAGTACACTAAGTACTCGCCTTATACCCTCGATTTCCGTAGTATCGAGCGTAATTGCGCCCGGTCGGCGGAAACGGTCTTTAACCGATTCCCAATCCGTGTCTCTGCGCGGTGTACCTTTATACTTGTAGACCAGCCGTATTACGGCATGGAGCTGCTCCACCATCACTGGTGAAGCAACAAGTATCAGGTTACCGTATTTATGCGCCACAACTCCGTACTCGATGTACTGAGGTGGAATATAGCATAAATACTCCGCTGTTACGTAGTTTAAGCATAGCAAAGACTGCCATGCATCGACCCGTAGCAGATAATCTTCATTAGCAGGATCGTAGTATTTAACTACAGCCCCCGCTAATGCAGAAGGGATACCGTTGCGGATGAGATCCGCGGTGATACACTTTCGCAGGGCCTTAAAAATTAAGGTCTCCTGCTCTAAATTGTATTGCTTCATGGTTGTGACTCCATAAAGGTTTTACAATCCTAAGGGATACACGTCCCTCGCGTTTTCCGGACTACTGTCCAACAAAGAGCATGTTGGCAATGGACTCAGGGAATGCTGAAGTATCAGTACAACCTGATACCACAGTTCCTGAGGCTCCATACGCCTTGCATGCGCCGAGGACCGATGCCATTTCTGAGCATAGGTCTTTGACCATCCCTGCTGTGAAGGTGCCGTTCTTCGGTATAGAAACCGTCGTAGCGACCGATCCAGTATAGGGTAACTTTGTTGCAGGATCTGTAACGTTCCTGCGGATGCTGACGGAATATCGCTGATTACCCTGAGCGTTTGGTCCTTTCAACGAAAGTGATTGAGTCAATAGCAATGGATCGGATAAACTACCAACGGTAGTTTCGACCATTTCTATTTTATCAACACCGGTTGAACGAACGACGTAAGAGTGATTAGCGGTAGAGCCAGCGGCATATAATACCAAGGACATAAAGACCTCTTTTATAAGGTTAACTGATTTGAACTCACATGGTGCGTAATAGCGCCATTTCGAGGAGAGTCCGTTTCCTTGTAGAAGATAAACGAGGGTTCCAAAAACCTCCTTTATCCCAGAATCCCGAGCTGTCGGACATATCGATTGAATTTCGGTAGAAGATAGAAGATTGGTAATGGCATTCGCCAAAGCTCAATTGTTCTATCGACATGTAACTAGCATAATCGTAAGCACGCCCACTATTTTTGATAGTAGCGTAACGATCGAATGCTTTCGACGTCGCCCAAACTTGGGCTATGTCGCATACTTTCCCATAAAGGCCGTCTTGCGACGAATCCATATGAGATACCGTTTCAATCAGTTCACCGACCCTAAAAAAGTAATCGCAGACGAAACTGAAAGGGATTTTATCCCAGACAGATTCAAGGGGAGTCGTGATACCTAATGCCTGGGCGACCCATTTTACGGGGTCAGCTTTGGCGATATCATACTCTAACCTTAGAACGGCGAACACTTTAGAAGTGACGCCGACTTCGCGATTAAAGCCCCATTCAAGGACGGGCCAATAACGATTACTCCAAGTAGGCCTATAGCCTGCCTTGCCAGTTTGCGTTATTTTACTCGTAGTTGCTTCTGCACTAAGAGTAGTCCAACCTTGATTTCGCATGTGCGCTTGTTCCCAAGCGCGTTGACACCGTTCATATACAGTTAGTATCTGACGAGTATCTGCGATGGTGGTCTGTATTACGAACCGATTGATTAGATCGGCGCGCATAGCATCAGTAACGACCGTTGTAAACGGCCGATTCCGATAAGCTCTGCCTCGTTTTGCAGCCCACCGACCAATGCGATTTAACACACTGGAGGCTTTAAAGAACGGTCCCAACCAAGGTATCAAATCAAGGGCGTATGAATAGCCCATGACTCTATCTTGGCAATTGAGATCGAACTTATCTTGTAGTAGGGCGACTGCTGTATTTGTAACGTGATTATTCACGCCCGAGATTGTCTCGGGTTTTAACACCACCGCTGAATTTATTGGGCAATATTGCTCAGTAAGGTTCCAGTGGGGGAAGCGTGTATCACACGCCAGCAGTCGGGCAGCTGAGCCACTTAAGGTATTGGTTTTGATATGTGAACATCTTTTCCAATTGGAATGGAAATCCACATATTTCGGGCCATCTGCGTACTCGATGCGTTCACTAGTCGACTGAATAAGTCGATTAATGTTCGTTCGAGCCCAGGGGCCAGAAACCGATTGGCGTACGTCCTCTACCCTAAAAATAGGATTAGAAGCGGAACGCTGCTTAGTGGTCATTGGATCATCTTGCGGACTAAACCGCCGATGTTGGGTATGGTTTGGAATGATTTATTATTTTCATCCCAATCTACAGTAGTGACCTTCTGATTTACTTTATAACCCGTGACACGCAAAACATCTTTGATGAATTTGTTGCCGACGAGTGTATTAAGTAATTCATGACCTACCATATCAGACATATCGACGTTGCTTCGCAACCGTTCGAATTGTAAGACGATAGTAAGGTCCTTGCTGTAATAGCGATTCACTTTAGTTTGTGCCATTTATGATATCCTTTAGATGGATATCACCGGTAACATTCGGATATAGAATGCGTGCTACATCCCAATAGCGCATAATGCGCGTAAGAGACGCAGACGTTCCTATAGCCCGAAACCGAGGCCCATCTAATGAGACGCTGATTGTGATAGAGAACATAAAATTCCTCTAGGATTCAGGGAACCCCACACGGG